CACATTGATAGAATAGCTGAAGCACGATATAAAGCATATAAAAGCATTTTAAAGTTATGATAGATAAAATAATATACTGCATAGGAATAGCAATGTTGTTTACATCCTTTTTTAGTTTAACTCAACTACCAACGTGGTTAGATTTTAAGCCATTTAACTGCAATGTGTGCTTATCTTTTTGGATTTGTGTAATATCTATTCAATTTGATTTAATTCAGTACACACAAGCATTTGCAGTTGCAGGTTATGCTGCTTACTTTTCAATGATACTAAAACGAATAATGTATAAGATATGAGAAACTTTGATGAAATATATTTTGCAATGAAGAAAAAGGGCGATAACCGATTCAGCCTTTTAGAATTAATTAAAATATTTGACAACGAAACAAGTTGGGTGGGTACAAGTCAACAACTATTAGAAATTAAATCATTGAGCCACGAAGTTACAGGTATGAGAAGTGGCGATTGTTCTGCTTGTAATTTAGATGCAGTTAAAAATATGGTTAGGTGGGTAAAACAAAACGAACCTAATATAAAAATAAAGAAAAAATAATGGCATTAATCGCAATGGCTGTGCATGACACAGAAGAAAACCAAAGAAGTAAATATACTAAAAAAACAATTGAAAGTTTATTTGATACAGTTGATTTTAATATACACAGGTTAATAATAATTGATAACAATTCATGTAAACAAACTAAAAAAATAATTAGTGAACTTTTAAAATATGTATATAAAAATATTCATGTAATAACCAACACTGAAAATGTAGGTACTGCAAAAGCAATTAACCAAGCATGGGCATATCGCAAACCAAACGAAACAGTTATTAAAATGGATAACGATGTAGTTATAAATAACTATGGTTGGGTAGAAGAAATGGAGTTAGCAATGAAACTTGGTGGCTATGGAATATTAGGTTTAAAACGCAAAGACTTAATGCAGTCACCAAATGCAAGTAATCATTGGAAAACTGAACTAAAAATGCTCCCACACGAAAAAGGTGATAACTGGGTAATAGTAGAAGAAAGCGCAGATATAATGGGTACAGTGCAAATGTTTCACCCTGAACTAATAAATAAAATGGGTGGATTAATGCAAGCAGGTGTATATGGATTTGATGACACGTTAGCTTGTATTAGAGCAATACTACTTGGTTATAAATTAGCATTCCTGCCACATATAGACATTGAACATATTGATGTTGGTGGCGATGCATACACTGAATGGAAACGAAAATATGCAGGAGAGAAAATGGAAGAGTTTTATAAAATCAAAGATGGATTAATAAATGGCACAATACCAATAAAAGTAGAACTATGATAGTATTAACAGTAGCAGATAATAGAAGCAAATGTTTTCAACTTGAAAAATCTTTAAATCACTTTGGTTGGCAGTATCATATAATAGAAGTAAACCAATGGCAAGGATTCGGAACGAAGTTAAATCGAACATATGAATACTTAAAAGCTAACCCAACTATTAAAGATTTTATATTTGTTGATGCATACGATACATTCTTTTTAGATACACCTTCAAATACTAAACGTAAAATATATTGGAACTGTTTGTTTAATTCAGAAGTAAATTGTTGGCCAGATGTAGACCAATTATCTAAATACGAAGAACGTGAGCAATACACAAAACCAAATACAAAGTTTAGATTCTTAAATAGTGGTGCTTACTATATGCAGTCAGAAACCTTTATAAAGCTAATGGAATCAAAGCAAATACACGACAGCGAAGATGACCAAAGAGTAGCAACTAAATGGCTACTTGATAATCCAAGCATAGGTATTGACCACGAGTGTAGAGTATTTCAAACATTGTGTGGAATATTACCCGAAGATTACAAAATAGAGAATAATATATTTATAACTAAAGATAACTTTAAACCAACTATAATTCACGGCAATGGCAAAGCAGATATGAATTTTATATACGAACTAATATGATAAAAGAATACATAAACCATCCACAACACTATGGTGGGGTAAATAACACTTTTGAACCTATCAAGGTAATAGAACACTATGAACTAAACTTTATGTTGGGAAACAGCATCAAATACATATTGAGAGCAGGAAAAAAGGATGACAAAATACAAGACTTGGAAAAAGCATTATTCTACTTGCAAAGAGAAATAACAAATTTAAAAAATAAAAAATGAACACATTAAAAGAATTGCAAGAAAGCTATCAAAATACATCGGAGTGGAATGAAATGGTAAATGAAACATTTATCAATAAAACCAATGATATAAAAGAACTAAAGGCATTAAGAGATTTTGTAGAGCAAAATGCATTTGGATTTGGTGAAAGAGCATTCTATCAAATGTGGAGTATGATAATAGATGAAATGCCACAAACATTTAGCTTTTTAGAAATAGGAGTATTCAGAGGGCAAACATTAGCACTTATAAGAATGTTAGCGAACCTAAAAGGTAAAGAATGTAAAATAGTAGGTGTAACACCATTAGACACAACTGATGGGCATTGGGAATCTAATTATGCAGAAGATATAGACTTACTACACTCATCATTTAACCTTGAGCAACCTAAAATTATAAAAGGATTATCAACTGATGAAAAAATAATAAAACAAATAAAAAACTTTGATATAGTTTATATTGATGGTGGTCACGAATATGAAGTAGTGAAATCAGATTTAGAAAACTATTGTAACAAGGCAAAAAAATATTTAGTAATTGATGATTGTGCAAATAGATTTAATTTAAAATGGGGAATGTTTGCAGGAATAGAATCAGTAAGCAAAGCAGTTGATGAATACTTACCACCATTTACAGAAAACAATAACTTTACTTACATCTGTAACGTAATACATAATAGAATTTGGAAACGAAATAAATAAAAATAAAATGGGAAGACCAGTAGGAACTAAATATATCGAAACACCTGAAAAACTTTGGGAACACTTCGAGAACTATAAAAACGAAACCAAATCTAATCCAATAAAGAAACACGTATTTGTAGGAAAGGATGGAAACGCAGACTATGAACTAATAGAAAGACCCCTAACAGTTGATGGTTTTGAAGTATGGTGTTGGAGAAACGAGATTATAAACGATTTAAGCAACTATTTTGCTAATAGTAATAATAAGTATTCCGAATATTCAACTATCTGTTCACGCATAAGGAAAGAAGTACGCAATGACCAAATAGAAAAAGGACTTGCAGGTATCTATAACACAAGCATAACACAGCGATTAAATGGCTTAACTGATAAGTCAGAAGTAACAGTAAAAGAACAGGCACTTTTTCCCGATGACCAATTTTAGCGAGATGCTTGAAAACATTGGTATCCGCTCTACGACAAAATCGCATTTATGACATTCAAAAGAACTACTGCAATAAACAAACTTTTAAAACTTGAAAAACGAAAGAAAGTAATTCAAGGTGGCACAAGTGCAGGTAAAACATTTGGCATACTTCCGATATTGATAAGTCGTGCTGCAAAGCATCCTAACACCGAAATAAGTATAGTAAGTGAAACAATACCACATTTAAGAAGGGGTGCGATAAAAGACTTTCTAAAGATAATGGATTGGACAGGTAGGTATCAAGAAGCAAATTGGAATAGAACACTACTAACCTATAAGTTTGCTAATGGTTCTTATATAGAGTTCTTTAGTGCAGAACAAGAAAGTAAGTTACGAGGTGCAAGAAGGAATGTACTTTATATTAACGAGGCTAACAACATAAGTTTTGAAGCATACCATCAATTAGCTATCCGTACAAGTGGCGATATATGGTTAGACTTTAATCCAACTGCAGAATTTTGGGCGCATACAGAAGTTTTAAAAGATAATGATGCAGACCACATAATTTTAACTTACAAAGATAACGAAGCACTACCTGACACAATTGTACAAGATATTGAACAAGCAAGGGTAAAAGCGCAATCAAGTTCATATTGGGCGAATTGGTGGAAGGTTTATGGATTGGGTCAAATCGGTTCTTTGCAAGGAGTTGTATTTGATAACTGGCAACAAGTAGCACGAATACCAAGTGAAGCAAAGTTGTTAGGTTACGGAATGGATTTTGGATTCACCAATGACCCAACCACATTAGTAGCAGTTTACAAAATGGATAACCAACTTTACTTTGATGAAATGCTGTATAGAACTAATATGACAAACACCGACATAGGAAACTTTATGAAGTCAGAAGGTATAGGTAGACCATACGAAATAATAGCAGATAGTGCAGAACCTAAATCAATTGAAGAATTAAGGCGACAAGGGTTTATGATTACACCTGCAACAAAAGGAGCAGATTCAATTAAGATAGGAATAGACATATTGAAACGAGAACCATTCTTTGTAACTCAAAATTCAACTAATATAATCAAAGAATTAAGAGCATACCAATGGGCAACTGATAGAGATGGAAAGGTAACAGGAAAACCTATTGAGCATTCAAATCACTCAATCGATGCTATGAGATATTTCGCTTTAAACAAATTAAATAATAGACCGAGTGGCAAGTATGCTACTTTTAAGATTTAGCAAAAAAGTAAAAAATTTATATTTAAAATAGAATGAAGTTTGAAAAAATAACCATTAGTCAGTTTATTAAATGCAAAACAATTGCAGAATTGGAAACCGACCCATTGAACCGAAACATCAAATTGTTGGCTGAATTAACTAACAAGACTTTTGATGAAATTGAATCAATGCCAATTGAAGACTTAACAAAAGAATTAAAAGCATTTAGTGAAATAGAAAACTTAAATCCTAACGCAAAGGTTAAAATGGATTTCAAAGTTAAGGGTAGAAGGTTTAAATGTATTTGGCAAACACAAAAATTAAAAGCAGCGCAGTACATTGATGCAACTTCGTTCTGCAAAGATGAAGCGAATATCATAAACAACATTCACAATATACTTGCAGCGATTTGTGTTGAAAAGAATTGGTATGGTAAAATAAAGAAGTATGATGGCACGAATCATAAAGAGGTTGCAGACTTGTTTTTGAACCATATGAAAATTGAGCAGGCTTACCCTATCATGCTTTTTTTTTGCAGGTACTACAAGGAATTAGCCGACAATATCCTAATTTATTTGGAGGAGGAAGCAGTGAAAGCAATGGAGAAAGTGAAGCCAATATTGGACAAACATTCGAAACTAAATGGGGTTGGATTGTAGCTATAAACAACCTTGCAAACAATGATAGAAGCAAATGGGAATATTACGAGGATATGAACATAATAGAGTTCTTAAACACGTTAGTATTTTACAAGGATAAAAGTGAAGATGATAAAATAAAATGGCAAGCAGCGCAACGAACATAGGTAATAAGTATGGCAGTTCATTAGATACCTTTACAAAGGATTTAAAGACTGGTGTTGATGCTGTGTTCTTGAATTGGGCAAATGGTTCAATAGATATAATGCGTAAGATTATAACTACTAAAGCAAGAACCAAGCAGGCAAGTACGTTAGCATCAGATTTAGCACCCAAACCAATACCTAATGGAATCCAAATAGTAACCTTTCAAAATTATTGGGAGTTTGTCGATGAAGGAGTAAAGGGTGTGTTTAATAAAGGCAAAGCACCAAATAGCAGGTTCAGTTTTAAGAACTTGGGAGTGCCAAAGGATATGCTTGAAAGTTTTAAAGAATACATATCACGAACAGGAAGTAGAGGGTTAAGAAAACAAAAACTAATCCGTAAGAATAAAAAGAAACAAGCTAACTTAATTGAAAAGGAAGCAATGGGTATGGCAGTAGCAACCAAGATAGGTGGAATAAAACCAATGAACTATGTTGAACCTGCTGTGGGTGCTAAAAGATTAAAGGTACTAAACAAAGCACTATCAAAAGAAATGGCAGTAACAATAAGATTAGCAATTATAAAATAATGGCAATAACAATTATAACATCACCAAACGCATTTATGGCAGCATTTAACCAAGTGCCATACACAGTTAGTTCAAACAACACTGCACAACCTAACTTTAATTTTATAGTTGATGTAAACGAAACAAGCGGAACAAACAACCCATTAGCAAGGTTAAAATACCCAGTACAACCAAGTTCAGCACAATTAACATTTGACATTGGTAACGTACTTGAAAACTATGTTAGCTACGATTTTAATAATGTAGTAGGTGATGTAGGAACTAATACTAATTCAAGACTAAAATACTTTGTGCAATTCAGAGAACTTTACGATGTAAGTGGAGTGCCAACATTAACAAGTGTATTAGCAAGTAGCCCATCAGCCCCAAGCGCATCAATATTTAATTTCG